GCTCGTTGAGGATTGCGCTTTATTACACTCGCAACGAACAAAAAATACACAAATGCTACAACCCACGAATCACCATGAGAAGTCTCATAGGCACCTGATGGCATGCCACCGTACACGACCCTCCATATTGATCCGAACATATGTGTCACTTTGATTGCCAATCTCTGTGCACAAATATTCAGGAAGGCTTTAAATAGTACCTTGTTCACCGAACCCATTTTTTCAAAGTCATAATACACAAATGCTTGCGTCACATACAAGAAAAGTAATGTCATGTGAATCGTAGTGTCAAGATGCTTAAAATCACCATCCTCAAAGATTATATCAGGATCATTATAACCCATTCCCATAGCAAAATTCAAAGCACCACCATGCCAAAACGACATGCCTATTTTAATTACCTTACCACGCTCAATTACTTGTCTAAAGCACATTATCATCGCTGCCATTATGTATTGAAGATAGCCGAGAATATAAAATACACGACATTTTAATTTAAATTCGTCCCGCTCATTATCAGGGACATCAGTCGCTATGTTTACTTCAGGCTTAAACGCCACCTTGCAGGCAACGTCCTGTGGAATATATTTCTCATCATGAAGTATCTCTTCTCTCACACGCTCGAGTTCTTCCTCAACGTAACCTGTTTGTTCCATCTTCTGTCCATTTACGCCAGCAACAATGCGAACACCATCCACTTCCGTTTCCACAGTGCAACCAGCACGCAACCCTGTCGAGCTACGCAATTTTACCTTTGAGAATGCGCGTGTTTTCATTTCATCATAATCCCATTTTTGAGTGCGAAAATACTGTCGTGTATCCATTGCAAAGTACATCATTTTGAACGCTATCGGATACACAGGCTCAAGTGATTTCATCGCTAACGTATTTTCTTTTGTTGGTTTATCAAACCGCTCTAGTACTCGAGGCACCTTATTAGGGTACATTGCTTCCATTGAGTATAAAGCATAAGCTCCATATTTATCTCCTGTAAAAGACTTGTTAAACCAAGAGACCTTTCGCAAGCATAATACCTTTAAAGTCGGGACCCCAGGCTTTCGTTTATATCCATTTTCTGTCCAAGGCAACCCATGATACTCCACTTTTTGGGCAGATCGAACTTCCTTAAAGATTTCTTCCCAGTCATTCACCGAAACATACATACGCATAGTAGAATTCCAATACGATATGTCAAAAGCTTTGTATGACTGCATAATTGCTCCCGGAGCTACTGGAAGCACATCAGACCTTGGAACAGAGGTGTACGGGAACAACGAAAATTCTTTCCGCTGATTGACGGGCATTGTTAACTCCAAACGCATTATTGTCAGTAATACATCAGAATCCTCATCCGTCTCAAAGACAACTTTCCCGCACATTCTCCAGCGCGAAGATATCTCTGCAAACACGTGAAGATACATCTCTCTATCTGTCCGTGCGCGTCCATGTTCTAATCTTGCAATTCGTCCCGTATACCCATTAAACTTCAATTCTGTCAGTCTAAACTCCAAGTCTTCTTTTCCACTCGACTCCAACTTATGATTGTTCTCATAATCTTTCCATTTCCATTCCATCCTGTGATAATGTCGTATTGAGTATGTTAAATATTTTATTACAGCAAAGCGCTGACTCAAGCGAAGAGCTAAGTGATGCGTTTGTCCTCGGAAATCTGTCCGTGGTTCCGTTGAATTTCCGTTTGTATACCCTGCTGTATGAAGTACGAG